GCCAGTAAGGTGTACAGTTTTAGTCATTCTTTGACTGTGAATAACATCATTGTCGCCTGTTCTATCGTGACAGACAAAGCAGTATGTGTGCCCATCAGTATAAAGGGAATTCCCATCTGATGAGCCACAATTACTGCAAGGCATGTGCCTTACGAATTCGTTGGTTAGATTAACCATTCGAGTGGAATATTATGGTATGCAGTCCATGGTATGTCATGTTTGTCACACCATTGAGCATACGTTGTTTTACTTTTCTTACTTATCTTATTGAATGGAGATTGAAATACCATTCTTAAATCCAAGTACGGGTTATCCTTTTTAACTGCCAAGATTTTACGTCTGTCCGCTGCGTCCCAATACCCTTTAGTTTCAAGTAGTACATGATTAGGAAGAGCAAAGTCAGGAACGTAATTATGTTGTATAGTATAAGGAACTCGTTCAGATTCATATTGATATGATACACCTAGTCCTTCAAGAAGATCAGCAACCTTCTCTTCAAGACCAGATCTAAATTTAATAGGTTTCTTATTCTTTAAATCGTCATAGGCTTTCTGAGCCCATTCAAGTGATTCTTCTTTAGAAGTCTTCTTCGTCATTGGTGGTAGGTGTTACGTTAGGATCACCAGTCTTAAAGCCTGATGTAGTACCGAATAGTTCAGCTACCGCATCAGCATCTAAGTCACCAGTGTCAACGCCAGCCTCACCTTTTACTGAGACAACCTGTACACCAACCAACTTAAGAGAACTACCATAGGTAACTCCATCTCGGAGGATATAAGGCTTCTGATAGAAACCCAGCTTGACCGTAGACCCTGCATATAATGGTGTTTTAACATCTGTTACAGGTACTCCTTCTGTGTCTACTACAGGTGGTCGTTTATCTTCTGACCACGAGAATTTTATTTTATATTGTCCCTCGGATACTTCTTCCCACGGCTCAGGTTTGAGTGTGGATCTTTTGGGATTCTTGAGCTTGGACTCAGCCCACTTAAGGACTTCAGACCTTTCATTTTCTAGCTTGTCGATAGTCTTACTATCAACTATAGCCGATAAGGAATAACCAAACTTACTAGGAGCTAGTACTGCTTGGAATCCTTCTAGTGTTACAGGTTTGTCAGTTGTATGTATGGTTCTAGCCATTACTTAGCGGCCTCAGCTGGTTGTAATGCTTTGATTTCGCCTTGAACTTCTAGTCTATACTTAGATAACTCATCAATACGGTTATCAATAACTTTAAGCTGATTCTCTTTTGCTTCTAACTCAGCTTGCTTAAGCCTCTCTTCAGAGACAACAATAACTCTAGTTGGTGCAAAAAAGGAATCGAATAATGAATGTGTATACATTAACAGAAAAAATAAGTTGAGTCAATCACGTTAGAGGGTTCTAAGTCTCCTATGATCGGTGGTTTAGTCTCTGCTCCTATTTGGTGAGCAAAGTCAGTTAAATAATCATTCTCAGCAAAGAGATGCATATATGTTTCCCTGACAATAGTTGACAGTTCATCCATATCTGTAGCTCTACATAATACTGAGTCATGTATTAAAGCAATTGGGTTGTTAAATCGAATAGTTCCAAGATGTAATAGCGAGGCATCTAGACTGTGAATTAGATTAGGTGCTGTAGCAGCTTTGTGCCTAGCACGGTCTACCTCATTCTTATCTTGTGTAGCGACCTTGAGTTGACAACGACCTAGAAGTTGTAGATCAAAGACCTCAATCTTCTTTTTCATTATCCTTTGGTTAACTACAAAGCCAGAAGGTGTTACCCATTCTAACTCCTTCACACCCCTCTTAATAGCCTTAGCTACTTCATCTTCTATCCATTTCATAACAGCCATTGGACCTGGTACTATGATATGCATAGCATCTCTAACAGCTTGTACTGTTTGAGTTAGATCTTCTTTATCAATCTCTACACCTTTTTCAGATAAAGCATCTCTGATGTAGGATCGGTTTGAATAAGGTTTAGCATTGTAAGGTATAGTCATGACGGTTCTTTTGACCACCTTCCTATCCATTACTTGTTGTATGTGAATAGGGCAATTCGATTTAGCCTTATCTGCTACAACCTTATAGGCGTCTTGAGGACGATCAGCTGGTATTACATTAACCAACTGAGCTGTGGACTTATCCCTTGCCAACCCTGCCAAAATCTGGAGTCCAGAGCAGGTGGCGTCGGTGGCCACGCATAATCCTGTTGTTAGTCTACTCTTAGTTAAGACAACTGAGTAGTATTCTTCACAAGCTGACATAAACTGCCACGGTTCCTCCGCTGCCTCCCAGTCACCAATGTTTCCTATAGGATCAGTGGCTACTCTGGTAATCAACGGTATGTTCTGTGTAACCCACAATAACCTATCAGCCATCGTTTCCTTATCCAGACCGTAAGTTGTTGCAACTTGGAAAGCTAACCATTTCTCTCCTGCGTCCGTGATATACGACTCATCAGCAAATCTTATGAGTGATTTACCAAAGTCAGTATCCTGAACAGTTAGAAAGGAAGGTATAGGATATGCTCTACCCCTGTAATCAAAAGACCACGGAACAAAGAACCTATCTCTATCTTTAAACCTTTGTACAGCTTCCATAGTCATTCGAGTTCTGCAAGACTTCTTAAACTCTGCAGCCCTCTTATTCATTACTTCTGCAGCATCCCTTCTATACTTCTTACGTGAATCGTAATTAGTATCTATATCTACAGGTTTAGGTGGTAGATCATAGTTAATTATAGGTAAGAACTTATCAACACTAATACCTTTAACTTGTAAGGTTTCAGCGACATTGACTGTGAACTGATTTAGTGTGTACCCAACTGTTTGAATCTTGTTCAAAAAAGCCAGTGGTAGTTCTCCCTGTATAGGGTAGGGATCAGATTTTCTAATTAAATCATGACCTTGCATCACTTCATTAGTAATGTATCCGCCTGGACTTTCATTACTCCAATCCCTTGGTGGCACTAGCATAGGCCATGCTAAAGGAGAGAATAATTCAGCATTACTCATCACCTCATCCTTGATATCCAAAAATTCAGGGGTAGGCACTACATATAGCGTAGTCTTTCTACCTTCTCTGATGGGTAGCTTGTAAAACCAGCCGCTAGATTCCATGATGCAATCAAGTAACCATCCACCAAGCTTCACCCTAACAGCAGTACTCCAAGAAGTCCATTGCTGTATATTGTAACGATTCATCAGTGTACGAATGATTACAAGTTTCTGTTGAGTGCCGCATGATTTATGCCAATAATTCTTCTTCAGTGTATGTAATAAGGCTGGAGCATGGGATTCATAATGCCTCATATGACATTCATCCTCTATACCCTTACCTATAGCTTCACATACCTTTGTAGCTTGGTTACTACCATCCTTGAAACCGAATACCTTATCAAAGGTTATCTTACATGCTATAGCTGCAGCTGCCATAGGCTCAAGATTACTTAAGTAACCATGAATGTCCTTGAAAGCTACACCATATTTACCTTTATGTATTTTCAAGTTAGTGTCTTCTAACCTTTTAACTAACAAAGGTAATAATGTATCAATTGATGAGATACCATAAATAGTAGCTGATGAATAAGACTGATTCTCTAGTTTGAGAGTGTTGTCTTGTAGTCTTTTCAATCCTTGACGGATTTGATCTCGTTCTAATTCAACTTGCTCATCTATTTGTGCTGTGGTTGGCTGCATAATTGACTGTGAAGATCGTCTTTTACTTGTTCATTTAGTAGATTGATGATCTCATCCTTATGTGGATGATCTGATGGTATAGAAGCAATAGCTTCCTTTTGATAATCTATAATCTTTTTTATAGAATTAGGCATGTTCATTACTAAAGATTTCATAATTTTTAGGATAAATAAAATGTACTGCTCCGTCAGTGCAAACAACAATTTCTCTAGGTACTCCACCAGTCATTAGTTTCGTAACTTTCTTTTGAGCTGCATGACGTCTTTGATATACATACTCCTTGACTTTACCTGTATCTATATCTTTTACACGCACAATAGCTGCTATAGAAGAAGGTATTTCATAACCACCAATCTTCCAATCCATAAATACATCAAACTCCATAGGATCAAACAACATGTATGGAGTTGCTCTTAGTTGTTCCCAATTGTTAGGGAAATAGGGCTTTTTCTTTTTCATAATTTAATAAGATCAGTTAAATAATCATCCATTAATGCAGCTTCTTCAAAAGCTTCATATGCTGCCTCTATTGAATCATTGGTAGGCATTGAAAGAACAAAAGTTCTACCACTTTCAAGAGTGCACATATATTTTGTGTGACTGTGATTAAACATGAGCGTCCTTGAAATAGTGACTGTGAATGGTTATAAAAGAGACACTAATTAGCTTTTAATTTGTTAATTAGTGCCTTTAATCTTGCTTTAGAGTGTCTAATAGCAACAGGTTTTAACTTGGGTTTAAGATACTTTCCAGAGTTATGTTTCCAATTTGGTGTTATCATCAATTCCTCCATGATGTTCAACTGATGTATCTCTATCTTCTATAACTTCATAGTTAATTGATATTATAGGTAGCACACCTTTTAGCTTTTGTGTTACAAACCATATGATATCTTTAGGTAAGATAGCGGTTTTAATCTTTAATGTAATTTGATACTGTTTCATGGATACTTTCTCATGTAATCTAAT